GTCATTTGACAGATCGAAGTCAATTTTTGCGGACTTTATGCCGTTGAAAAATACAAGCGGATACATCTTCAGGTTTTTCTCCTGAATAGGATTGAGCTTATTCGTCAGGAGGGTGAGCTTTGCCATCTCCCTGACCTGTTGCTCAGTAGTCCCTTTTTCTTTCACGAGTGCGTAAATCGAATCGTCAGACAATTCCAATCTCCTTTGCTAATTGTATCAAAACAGTACGGTCCATTCTGGTATCATACATGTTTAATAGATAATTTTCAAGCGAATTTCCGGCTTTTCTTTCACTTTTTCGTTTTTGATCGGTAGTTTTAGACTTAATGCCTACTTTACCCTTCAGAATAGCCTTTTGTTTTGAGATCCAGTCACTTGAGCCAATGAGTTCTACCGTGGCCCTAGAACCTTCAGGAATTACTGGTTGTTCTTGTCCTTCGAGCCAAGTGAACGATATTATAGGTGTACATACATGCGCAGTCGAGATTCTATCGCGATTAATGACTTTTCCTGAGTCATCATGCTCGTAGAGCCAGATACCCTTTTGTTCATTCACATCAGAAGCAGTATCCCATTTAGGAGTACCAGGATAGTCAACTTTACCGCCTGCGATAATTTGTTCCTTATGAATGTGGCCAGAGATGATCGTATCGAACGGAATATTGTCTGGATTGAACCCATGGGGGGAGTAAAATCCGTTGTCGTACTGCGATCCACTAAATTCTGTATGACACACGAGTATTTTGGCACCTGAATCGAATAGATTCTGTGCTGCATCATTAAACTCAGATTCTCCGTGGATGTAGGGTAGGTATCCGAAGACTCCAATTTGAGTGGGAGCATCAATGATTCTAAGGTTTTCATTTTGTAGCCTTTTAAAAACTGTTAGTGAGTGACTAGATGATTTATTATAATCCCCTGTTTGATCGTGATTTCCGACCAAAACAATGGTATGCACTTTATCGCGAAATACCTGTAGCCATTTATCCCAAAATTCCAGTACCTCAAGACGAATAACTGAATGGGTATGAAACAAATCCCCTAGAATTTCTAGGCGATTAACTTTTGCGTTAACCGCAGTCTGTAGAGCAAATGACATGAGCAGATCTGATTCAACTATATTATTTGGACGAATATGAGGATCGCCAATTCTAAGAATTTTTAATGACATAATTTAACGCCTTATTTAAAGTTATCCAGTTATCTTGTAGGTATCTGATTCCTCTGTTACGTTTATTACAAAGAAGTCCTAGTATTTTACCAGTTTTATGGTCGTGATCTACTACTAATTTTGCTTCTAATTCGCAAATTGCACATTTTCAATTTTGATTCTCTACCATTTATAGCAACTCTTCATGCTTTATCCACAAATTCAATATGGGTTTGGTCAACGATCATGAATTCACCTTCAATAGCGTCGCTGGTGAATGTCGCTTTTGCCCACGGCTGACTTTGAAGGCTTGCTTCTCGAATATAGGCAATATCGCCCTTGTAAGCGATATACTGACCAGTTGCGTTTTGAACGTCGACCAAAAGTCTAAGCCCTTTAAGAGATACTTTTTGAGATACCATTGCAAATCCGTTTTGGACAGTAGCTTTCAGTGCTCGATCTTCTTTGTAGGATTCTACAATGAATTTTCCATTTATAGAGCGCGGGGCAGGTTTCGGTCCAGGTTGAGGACCTTCTTTTTCTTTTAAATCCACGGTTCCTCCGTTTTTAATATATCTATAGTATTGATTCCACAAGTAGTCGTAGCAGAATTCGTATTGCTTTCCTTCTGCATATTTTCCGCATCCAGTTTTGCAATCTTTAATAAAATCAAAATTTGCTGTTTTATCTTTATGTCCACATTCTTGACATCCAGAATCTTCATCTGGCCGTCTTTAGGTGCGAATATCGGGACTGCCACACTTGGGCATTCATATCTGCTCATAGTTTGATTCCTTTTAGTTTCAATACCTTCCTGTGAAGGAGTGGGAGATTCTGCGCTAATGCGAGCATGTGCGCAGTCGTTTCGCGAGCCACATAATCGCCCTCAATATCTTGTGTAGGGTCTACAGTGTAGTCATAAACACCAAATGATCCTTCGTCATCGACGGAAACCGTATGATCGGCGCTCACCGTACTGGCGGCGCTCATAAGATATGAAAGTTCGGACACTGTAACCTCATTTTTAGGAATCGACTTGCCTTCTTTTCCGTCATCTTTGAAGGATTGGTTGACTGCGGCAGTGAGCGCGTGGATTTCATCTATCCCTCTGCGGCTTCTAATTATGTTGGCCTTATATAGAACGCGTCTGTCGCTTGGATAAAAATGTAACATAGTTTCAGAGTAAGAGTCAATAAGATTTCCAACCATTCGACCAATACAAACCGACCGAAATACTGGGGTATATTTTCCGCACCACTTGTCGATACCTGCAGCAAGACCCATTCCACAAATCCCGATCATATCCATCAACGTTAGATGTGACTTCGGAGTTTTGCGATAAAACAATTTTGCTCGGTTAATGGCCAGGGGCATATTATTTTGGATTAAAACTTCTCTAGCCTTGTGAAGTCTATGAAAGAGTTGCTCTGCTCGTGCTGGAAAGGGACCTTCCCAGTTATCTCTGATAAATTTAATCAACTGATAGTTGATGTCGAATGTCTTTATGGTTTCTATATCGGTGACTTTGATTGCTGGTGTTATCTTTTTGGAGAAGTTGACTGCGGTTTCACGGAAGTATGGGCGGGCTGACAGTATGTTTTTGTTTGTCACGCACACTTTGTTCCAGAACTTCATATAGACTTTAGTTGATTGACGATACTTGATAATCGTTTCTTTGAACTTAATCTCAGCATCCAAAAGTTCCTCAACCTGCTGCTTCTGATCGGTGCCATCTTTGTTGGCCTCAATCCTACGAGTCACTTCAGCGGCGAGCTTTTGGAAGTAGTCGTCAAACCCCTCATTTTTTTTGAACTTCGACATGTAAAATAGTTCCTTTAACCCAATTCGCGGGTCTTATTAACTATATATCACATGAAGTCATATACCTGTCTTTATTGTTTATCTGCCATTACTTAGTGTATTTTGTGCAGCATTTGTTTAAGATTTTCATTTCATTTTGATGCGCCGTATATCAGTACCGGAATCTCGATAATAAAGGATACGCTCTTCGAGGTGTTTTTTTAGCACAAATTGATCGTAAACGTTGAAATCATATATATGGGATTTGTCCTTTGGGACACACTTTTCGCGCCATGGATTGGCCTCGTCCTTGCGCACCGACCGGCCTACTGCACCTTGCTTGGTCTTGATCTCAGAAGATCCTCCAACCCAATTTACGGTGTTATGAGTCGGAAATATATTGGTTCCTGTCGCAATGCAGGATGTACCAATTAGGACCTTAACTTCATTTTTATTGAATTTTTCAACGGAATCGGCTCTATCGACCTTTTCTAAGATAACGCCGGATGACGCCTCAAGTTCGGCCAGCTTCAATTTTGAACTTTCCGAGTGAGCATAGGCGAAAGGTACATTTAAAAGCTTGGTTAGCATGGCTATCTGGGATAATTCTTCAACCAAAACAAGGGTTTGTTTCCCGTATACTAAAGCTGAGGCATTCGCAAGTTTTGCTGCAAAAGCTGCTATGTTTCTGTTGCGCAGGAAGTGAATTCGCTTCATTTCCAGAACGTCCGCAGATTGAATGTTTGGATTGGACGATTCAATATCGACGATGGTAAAATCGTGGTCCGAAATGTACCCGCCAGCGATAGCTTCTTTGGTTGTCAGGGTATGGACTGTCTGGCCAATAATGGATTGAAGTAGCTTCTCTGCGCCGTCACCACGCGTCTGCGTGCCTGACATAAACAGACGATAGGGAACGTCCGCCAGGACGCCGTGACAGATGTTTTCGAGCGTATCCGCTCCCCAGGTATGGGATTCGTCTACGATCATCATGTCCATCGTATGGAAAAACTTGTACTCTTCAGTGCCAGGTTTTAGATTTGTTAAGGAATCGCCAATACATACCGTGAATAGCTTTCCGATACGACGTTTACCGTCACCAAGTGCTCCGACTTTGTCTTTGCCAAGGTGATGTTCAAATTTCTCTAGAAGTTCGTTAAATATCGACTGAGAAGGTGCAATAATACACGTTCTAAAGCCAGTTTCGCGACAAACCTGCAGGATGATTGCTGATTTACCAGCGCCAGTGCAAAGCTCGACGTTACCGTGTTTTACTTCGATAAGTTTTTCGACTGAAATGCTCTGGTACGGATGTAGCGTGAAAGGTAGGGGTTTAGCCCACGGCACTTTCTTTGGAGTTGGATAGGTAATTTTTGTAGTTGACTGATAGTCGAGATAGGGAATCGAACCAGGTCTTACATAATATTGGTCGCCGTCTTGAAAAAGCAAGCAGTTATGAACAGAATCTTTTAATTCTTTGTGTTTTGCTTCCCAGGCTGGACGATTCTTGTTCTTCATCCAGTGGTTATTGTAATGCCGCTTCAACATATGCTGATTTGCAGTGTTGGTATAGCTCAACGACTTCGTAATCGACTCTATTTCTAGAGGCGTTGCGTCAATCAAATATGCTTTTGTGGGCGATAAGATTTCAAATTGCATCAACCTTACTATATCAGATTTGGATTGATTTACAAGTCTTTTTTAAGGTCGAATGGACCAACTCGTTTGAGATACTGGGTGCGAACGTACTTACCCTTAGTTTCACCGTGACCACAGTGGGTACAAGCACTCTTCCACCAATAGGTAGTGCGAGAACAATTTTTACATCTAGATTTACCGCCACTCCATGAAGGAGGACGAATTTCCATTTTTGAGAAATCAACTTTAATAGCCATTATTTACGTTCATTTCTGTATGCATTGTAATCTTCTGATTTATAGGAGACTTTACCTTGCTGATCGAAACCAAATCCACTAGAAAGATAAGTCAACGTACACCTGCAGTGAGGATGAAGTCCGAATGCGCTCGGATTCTCTTCGCCACGCTTATGATAGCCCTGTTTAAGTTCGGAAAACTTCCAAAGACGGGGCGTTATTTGGTCTTCTCGCAAGTGCAATCTTATACACTCTTTACAGGTGACACCATCTTTCACTACTACGAAAAAGACGGTCGGATCTTCGTCACCAAGACTACTCGAGACGCGGGAAATATCCATCATCGTCCCAAGATTTCTGAGTTTCGTGGCTTCTGATTCGGCAATCGCTTTCATGTGACTGCGAGCCTTATTTAATTCTTCAGCCAAAATATTGCGGATCTCTTGCTCGTCGGGTTTACGATCATTTAGTTTATATTCTCGAATGAGTCCATCAATCCGCTCAGTCACGTTCGACTTAGTGCGGTTCTTTAAAGACTCGACATACCCATAAGCTGACTCAAGAAGGCTTTTCAGCACGTCTTGTTCAATCTCATTAGGAGTCTTGTTCTGCATCGCTTGTACGAATAGCTGAGCAAGTCCAAAATTGCGTTTGGAGCTTATTACTAGTTTCTTTTTATTTTTTAGCTTAGGAATGTCGCCGACGAATTGCAAAGCAATATTGTCGAACATATCTTCGACAACGTCCGCGATCTGTTCTTTGCCCGAACTACTAATCCCGATCATGTTTCCTACTTTTTAGGAATTAAATTTGAAGGCCAATCGTGATTGACCGTTCTGTCTGGCTCGATTGGCTTTACGGGTTCCTCACCCATTTGTTTAACATACTTGAAACAACGCTCAAATGCTATATCTGTGATAATCACGTTTCCAGGTTGACCTGCTGCTCCCCACATAGCCATTTCGGTGAACGCCTGTTTTTGAGCGTCATTAAGAGCATCGTATTCGGGTTGTAAGTATGCAGGTATCTGAAGCATGGTTAGTCCTTTTTCAATCCTTCAACACCAAGAATCTTACTGATGCTGTTAGATGCGGTTTTCTCTTCTTCTTCCCACGATTTCATAATGTCGGATACGATCTTCTCTTGCATACCAACAGCGCGTTTAGCGTTGTCGTTCATGTTATGAGAAGCTACTTTACCGATCTTAAAAGCGGGCTTATGAAGTGCTTTAGCGATGCCAGAAATTGCCATTGAAGACTTTTTCATTTCTGTAACTTGAGTGCGAAACGATTTAATATCACTGATGGCCTTTTTCAGGTCTTCAGGTGAAGTTTCAGATTTAGAAACCATTGATTCAAGTTTTGCAATATGTTGATCTAACTCAGATCCAGATGGATTCTCAGTATCTGGTTCCATGTCGCCAATGTCTCCGCCATTAGGGTTAGCCATTTGTTCAGCGCCTGCAGGAGATCCTTCAGATCCTCCGCCTTGGCCTGGTTGGCTGCCCATAGCTGCGTTTTGTGCTTCAGCTTCAACTTGTTGCTGAGCCATTTGAGCATCTTGTTGTCCTTGGACAGTACCTTGCTCGAAACCTAAACGGAAAGCAGTGTCAACGTCCTGCATGTACTTCATCTTAAGATCTTCGTACTTTTGTTTGTAATTAACATTATTAAACATTGTCTTCTCCATCTAGTTCGTCTTGAATATTCATTTTGAGGAATTCCAGAGCATATGGCTTAGGCGCGAATAATGCACGAACTGCTCCTGGGCTCGTCTGCGCTAACAATTGGAGCCATTGGATAAAGAATGGATCACGTTTGTATTTCAGAATCGGATCTACCACTCCAGAAGGTGAGCCAAAGAAGCGAGATCGAATGTGGCCCACGTCCACGTATTTATCGAGAACTAATTGAAAGCGTTCGTTAAAAGGAAATGTTCCGCCAGCTGCTTTGCCGATTTTGTCTTTGTCGGCTTCATGGAGAACATCGTCGTAAGTCATGTGAATCGCCATGTCTTGTTGAAGACGGGAAGATTCTTGTTCTTTGGACTGTGCGTCTAATCCCGCGAATTTGACTTCACAGATCTTTGATAGCAGTGGGTCTATAATTGGGAATAGTCTTTGGTTAAAGAACGTTTGAAATTTTAGGATTAGAGGCCGTAAACCAGTATCTCTGGCAGCGGTAAGCTTGAATTCGTTGTTGGATTCAGATAGTGTTTGACTATTTGTACCTTTAGACAAGTGACCGTAACCTGGGAGTTCATCAGGCGAGATACTAAAAGCTGATAGGATGTTCCTAGCAACTTGATCGTACATAAACTGAAAGTCTGCATCCCGTGCTCCTTCGCCAATCATCGACAGCCACTCAACCTTGTCTTCTTTTCCGATACCGAAAATCGGTGTACGGAAAGAGTTCGACACCGAGTTAATACTCGCGTTGAACTGAAGCTTCATGTTGTCTAGTGTTTGTTGATCCACTTCATCAGATTGGATGACCAACATACCTTTTGAAGCTCGGCCATTTTGAAAGTATAATTTCTTGTAAGCGTCAATTGAAATATGAGTAGTGATAGAGCCAACAACAGTGTCAATAGGAGAAACAGGATAACCATTATGCTCAATGTCAGTGCTTGGAAAAAGATCGAATATAAGCATCTCTTCATGTGTGAAAGCTTGTTTTGGAGTGCCGTCAATAACTTGGAGCCATGCATACTTATCTTCTTTAAGGCTTTGAACGTCGATGTTGATTTTCTCACCAGTCAACGACTCAAGGGCGCGAAGTGCAGTAAAACGTAGGTTATTTCCAATTGCCTCGCCTTTGCGAACTGCGCGAACGATAGTAGCTGCGTCAATAGCGCGGAAACGGAAGAATGGGAAGTTGCCCTCAGCATCTGGCTTAGCGTCACGGTCGTAAATAACTTCCGTAGCGAATCGACCAAAAGTCAAGCCGTTGCGTGATTGAATATCGAGGAATTCAGAGAGAGTTTTGCGATCCTGATGTTCCAGATCTTCAGTATGTCCGCAGTTAAGCAACAACTGTTCAAAACGCTTCATACGATAAATGACTTTTTCGTACTGTTCAGGTGTCAAGATTTTTTGGAAGTCATCTTTGATTTGGATCTTTAGACCAACGTCAAAACGATCCTTTTGTAGATTACCAAAAAGACTCATCATCGAACCGCGAGCACGCAAGATAGCGGCGATCAAGTGATCTTGTACGCGGATCTGTTTTAAAACTTCGTCAGGCAACAGTCGGCGCTTAGATTTATACAAGCCCAAGTAGTTGTCTAATGGTGCAGGGTTCTCAGTAAACGCTAACGCAGGAGCTTTCTTAGGTCCTGCAGATCCAGATGCTTGCTCAAGAGCATACATCAAAGGACCAGCTGCGCCAGTGTAACCCGCTTTTTCTAACTTTTCGCCAGCTTCTTCGGAAAGAGCGAAAACCATTTTATTCTTTGTAGCACTAGAAATAGCCGCAGCTGCGGCGACTGCATCTGAAGTAGGCTCAGCTGCGGCGACTGCATATGAAGTAGGCTCAGCTGCGACGACTACATCTGAAGTAGGCTGTTTAGGATTTTGATCGTTGGTTTCACTCATATTAATCATATATCACATGATCTATTCAACAGTAGCTACGAAGCACGAAGCTGCGTCTAAGCTGTTGTTTGTGACTGCGAATGAAAAAATGGTAGCCTTCAGCATGAAAATTCCAGGTTGGCGTGAGTTGTTGATAATGAATGGTTCCATGGAAGCCATTTGAACGCCATTTAGCGTTACTGTAGCTTTTTGATCAGATTCTAAGTAGACCAAATTTTTTGCTGCCGAATATACGGCTAAATCGGCAGATACGATGCCGGTTTCCGCTGGTAGTACTGCAGTGCTGTAAAATTCAATGTAATTATCGGTCAAATCGGTGATCTTGTAAGAGCCAAAAGTGACTGACGAGAATCCAGACTTAATAAGTACTATGTCGCCAATCTGAACACCTACAGACGAGTACATTCGTACTTGGTCAGCAAAGCCTGCGCCAAGCGTGATGGGACCCTCACCGATAGCTACTTGGTTCTCAACCGTGAACGAGGTCGCTGTTTTGGCGAGAATTTTGTATTCGCCCTGGTTTAGTATATTAAAAAGGTTGCCTATTCTGACTAAATCACCGATTTGGACCGCTGCGAGGTTAAAAGCAGTTCCGCCAGTGGACGAAAAGGTGATAATTGGGCCATTTACGACCGATGTGACTTGAGTCGTTGCGTCTGCGCCGGTAGAGCGTGCAGTTTTGAATCCTGGAGCCGTGCCGGATGTAGCCAAAAGTTTGTAAGTACTTGAACTTAAAGGTTTTAATGAAAGTGAAAAATTAGTAGTGCCATCGACCGTCAAGGTGCGGGAGCCAGAAAAGATCTCTTTTGTTTCGCCTGGAGCTAGGCTAAAAGCCTCGCTAATTGGATTTGAAGCGGTAAGACCTGTCATGTCTCGTGTCCACTTGAAATTACTCAAGCTTGGAGCGTTGCTCGCAGATTGATCGCTGTATGCATTCAAATAGACTAGGAAATTCAATTTACTCATTTTTAGACCTCTTTACTTCTTTAAGATTGCTGTATTTCATAGGATAGAGTATAGGCCCATTTGAGACGCTTATGTTGGCCTATTAACACCCTGCTTGGACGGTCACTTTATTGGTAATTTTATAAATGTAAGACTTCATATCTAATAGATTGACTCACCGTCAAAAATTCCAATTAAAGCTCCCTTTGCGATTCGTAGTGTTGGACAGCGTACCGCCGCCTTCCACAATTCGAGTGGCAATCTCATTTTTCATCTGTTCTGTGACGGTTGGATTCTGCAGCTGATGCATTTGCTGCTCGGCCTCGGACCAAACCGATCCTGGCTTCTGTGAACCCTTGATTGGGAACTTGTTTTGGCCAATGTAACGCAGGGCATCGCACAAATCGGCTATACCGCGATCATTGTCCGGCTCGGTAGTGATATTACCTTGACCATCCAGAACGAATCTGTGCTTGGTCATGGCTGTGATGAGTTTTCTGTTCTCATGACGATTGATAATTTTGAAAAATCTTTTCCCAATACCATCGGTGATCTTTGATCGAACAGACTCGATACCTGCCATAACGTCTTTTGTGAACTTAGGGCAGCGCATTTGATTGCGAGTGAATGTCTTACAGTTTGCGGGATAGGCCGGATCTGCGAACCATGCCTGAACGCGATATTTGTCGCGATATGGTACTGCGATTCGTATCATGTCAGCCATCTCAAGTCCAGGTGCGGCGAAACTGTCCATAACCCAAACTTCACCATTTGGAATCATAGCCATAATAATGATCGTGAAATCATGCGTATATCCCCAGTCAACTCCTGCAAAGAATTGAATGCCAGCATCGTGCATTGCCTGAAGCAGTGTGAGTTCAGTGACAAATAGTTGGGTAGGACCCATCAAGGTCTCGTATGCTGTTTTATAGTCGGTAACGTTTCCGCGTCCAACTTGCGAAATGAATCTAGGGTAGATCAAGCCTTCAGAGCCTGGTCTCCAACACATCAACTCAGCTTCAGCTGTATCGGGATCGTTGTCTCGGAACTTTTGGATAACTGATACGATAGGCTTGTAGAATCCGCCAGTAGCAGTAGCGGGTTTATCCGCTAAACGCTTTTGACATACAGCCAAAAGTGGACATGAAACACATCCCTCGTAAGCCTGTTCAACAAGCGACCATTTTGGCTTCTCAGGATCTGGCATAGAATCAAATTCTTCTTTGCTGATCTGTCTGAGAGGTAAATCAACTGCGACGTAGCGATCTTCTCTAGGACCTTCAGGCTTATGACGTGAAGGCGGACAAGCCTCGGTAACATCTAAGATGTTCCATTTGATAATTTTGTAATTTTTTTCTTGCGCAGACTCAATAGCTTCGTTCATGTTTCCGAACGCGTATTTACGAGTAGAAAGGTAAACGGTGATACCAAAGATTCCTTTGGAGTATCCGACAATATTTCGAGCCTGTTTCAACGCTTTTGGGTCAGCTAAATCTAGCTCATCTAGGAAAAGCGCATTAACGTGTAGGGAATTCATTCCTTTAACGGTACAGATCAAAACTTTAATATAGGTAGTTTTGCCTTGCGGCGTCTTGAACTTGATTGTACGTTTATTAGCCATATCTGGAATCCATCCAGCATGTTCCATAAAAGGTTGAACCTTCGCGATAAACTCAGAAATGTAACCAAGGCCAACCGATGACTGAGATTCAATCGCGGCAGCATGGGCAATTTCAATTTGATAGTGGAGCATTAAAAGCGTTTCTAGAATGGCGACGGATACGGTCTTCATTCCTTCGCGACAGGATAGCAAAATATAACCAGGATTTACGTCACCAGAATTAGTTTTAAAGGCATTGTAAACTTGCCAAACTGCATCCAAAGGTGAAGATGTTGAATCAGGATCTGTAATTTCTAATGGAAGTTCGAGACCAAGAAATGCCCTAACCCAGTCTTTTAGACCTTCGGCTGATTGAAGCGGCGCAAAAAGAACTTCGCAATGGAAGTCCTTTTCCTCTTTTGTTAGATTCTCGAATCTCATTTGCTACTCTCTTTGTATTTGAAAACATAGCCTTTCACGTGTTTATGTTTCCCTTTCAGGTGCTGACTAAGCTGACCGTCATTTATACCTAAATTTCGCGCTGCTGCGCCTATCGAAGGATACTCAGTTCCGTTTGTGATACAAACAATCGGCTTCATCAATTTACGATTATGTTCTTGAAACTTTTCTTTCGTTTTCAGAGGCATCTTTCTTTTGCGATTGGCCTCAGAAATCTTAGCCTTAAAATCTTCTGATCTTGGAACAAACCCTCTTTCTTCATGCCAAGCTTTTAATGCTTTGGACATGTTGTCTTTTATTTCTTGAGTCCAGACGCGTTTCTTATTGGCTTTTGAGATCTTCTTTTTAGTAGATTCATGGTGAGGTCCACCTTCTCCACCTATCTTGGTATTGTATCCTTTTTTTATACAATTTAGGGATTCAATGAAGAATTTTTCTCTTTCATTTAAATTATCGGTGATTTCCAAGACTTCAATCATGAAGCACTCTTTTCCGTACTTTCGGATTGCTCTATAGAGTTTTGTATTCTTTTTAGCTATCAGAGCGTCATAGAAATGACTATAAAGCCTTTCTTCAAGTGTCCTGATCGTTTGGCCAACGTAGATCTTACAATTGGCCGTATTTGTTATTTTATATACAATTCCCATAAAATAAAGATTGTCGCAGGCTAATGAAAGCCATTAAATCTTGACAATTATGGTCTATTATTAGCTTCATTTGTAAACGCATGAGGATTATCTGAAATACGCATAAACTCAGAGTCGGCGCGGGCCTCTCTGCGTTCAAATTCAGAATCCCTAGGGTGACAGACGATAGCGCCCATAGTTCCAAGTATACTTGCGATAGATACCGCATTATTTAGAGATTCAGATACAGCCTTAGATGCGTCAAATAGGCCTAATTCTTCAGCTTTCCCGTATTTCTCATTTTCAATGTCATACACTAAATCTGGATTTTCAATAAGCTTTTCAATAACTTGCTGAATATCCTCTGCGTGGTAGCCCGCATTATCCAAAAGACGTTGTGGTAGGCTCATCAAGGATGGCATCAGGATTTCGCGTGCAGGATCGCCTTCTTCAAGCTCCTGAGCGATTTTCAGTGCCATATCAATAGCTATGCGACAGCCGCCAGGCAATGCACCGTGAGTAATAGCAGAACGAACCGCACATACTGCGTCTTCACATCGGTCGTGCGCTTCCTTAAGTTCACCATTAGATCCTCCAGAGATTGTAAGTTTTGCGATACCATTGGTAATTTTGCCGATGCGCTCTTCGAGCCATCCAGATTCTGCTTTAGATTCGGCAGTTTCTTTTTGTTTCTTCAAGTCGTCAGCGCGGACTTCAACGTTTACCGGATCAGGATCTCCGACTACCGTGGAACGGAAACGATAAGCCTCGAATGACTCCATGTTACCGCCAAGATCTGACAGCTGAGCTTGCGATACTTGATCGCGTAACCCGAACACTTTAGATCCAGTGAATGCAGACAAATCCATAAGGAATTGCAGCTGAGAGTTCACGAATTGGCTCATAGGCGTAACCATCGGAATAATGTTGATCGTTCCAGGGTCAGCGAAGTTGAAGGCCAAATTAGTCAGGACGTTCTCGGAGAATCCGTGCGCAAATATAACAAGGTTTTTATAGTCCGAGTTTCCTTCGTTCACATATTTAGAGCCAAGACCGTTGATGATCGGTAGAATATTGATGATATCGTTGATTACACCGTCAAAAAGAAGAAACAGTGGTTTCTCCATGTAACAGCGTTGATTTGCTTGGTCATTGATGAATGCAGTGTGGAGCTTACCAATTGAGTCCTCGTAACCCATAGGGATCGGGAATCCGTCAATGCGTTCAACCTTGTATCCGGTTTTGCCGGATACTTCGCGGATCGTAACGTGCGAAGCGTCGCCGTAGCCAATCTCTTCAAAGGCCAAAATAACAGAGTTTGCCATATCCTCATCGCCATTGGCTGAGATCTGAGCGACCATCTTGAGCATGTGTTTATTGTCTTCGTCGATCACAATTGCTCGGGATTGAATATAAGGAGCCAAAAGGTTCTCGGCCACTTTCTTCACGCGACGAACCGCACGCTGAGGGCTGTATCTAGGATGCTTTTCGCAAAAGTCAAAAATGTTCTGAATGATAGCGTTCGACAGAACCGTAGCGGTAGTAGTACCGTCACCGGCTTCGGAAGCAGTTCTTTCAGCTGAAGATCGAGCTTGCTCTGTAATCAGATGTTTATAGGAATCAATGTAACCCAACGATTTGAAAACCGTAACGCCATCTTTTGTGTTTTTATTGGCGATACCAGGAAAGTCGGATTCGATCAAAACGTTTTTGCCGCCAGGACCCATAGTTCGACCTACTGCGTCAGCAATTTCACCCATAGTTTCAAGGACTAACGCTTTGAGCTTCTTTTGGTCGGTAATGAAGATCTTAGGTGCTGTTTTTGCTTTTCTGTGAGACATCTTTTCTCCTTAAAATTGGTTGCGGTAACCTGACTTGAAAAGGCATCGTTTGGCGTATGAAGCCAATCTT